CCATCCCGGTGCGCGTGATTCGTAAAGCCATGGTGCTGGCAGACAACGGCGACGTTACTTGCTGCGGCACGCCTATCACCTGACCACCTAGGTTCCAGTACAGCGGTCTTGCGGTTGAAGATGATGCGGCCTGCTCGAACGAACTGTTCGGCAGCAGGTTGTCGCCGCCCATGCTGCCGATGCTGTTGTTCAGCTGGGTAAGTTGACCGCTCACGCTGGTCAGGCCGTTTTCTGCTTGCGTAACGCGAGCTGTCAGAGCGCTGGTCGCTGAGGCCTGAGTGCTGATATCGGCTGCCGACACCTGTCCGTTATCTTTCCATCCGGTAGCAATGGCAGAGATTTCGGCCTGAACCCTGTCTACTTCAACGAAGCCCGCCGTCTGCGCACTGGCGCGCACGCGGAAATAAAGTTGTGCTTTTGCCGTTGCTGCTGGAAGCGCAGTCGAGGTCAGCGTAACTCGCTGCCAAGATCCGGTCAGAACCACCAAGTTTCCGGTAAAAGTCGCTATGGCTGTATTTGCAGCGTTCCGGGCCTGAATCAGCAGCAGCACGGCGAGCCCTGCAGTCCCTCGTACGTAAGCCGAATAGGTCATCACCTGACCTTCAGATACTGAGACCGCTTTCGTGGCAATCGGCGTTAAGTCTGTGTAGAGCGTGGCAGGACTGTTCGACAAGCCAGATATGTCGATTCGCTGGGCGAGACCAGCCGGTTCAAGCGCCGAAGCGACCAAGCTAGGCGTAGCGGTAACCCCTGCAGTGGAACTGATCAGCCAGCCATCAGCGGTGGTGGCTGGCGAGGTGACCCTATCAAAAGACGAGTTGAAGATCAGGTTCTCGCCACCCACGCTCGACAGATTCGCGGTGATATTGGTGATCGCATTCCCCGCCGCCGTCAGGTCCGTTCCCTGCTGAGTGACGGTGTTGCTCAGGGCCTGAACAGTCGAAGCCTCAGCCTTGGTCGCCACCTGCGCCAGAGCGCTTGCAGCAGCCGCAGCAGCATCCGTCGCCGCCTTGTCTGTAACCGCCGCCCACGCGCTCCCCGTCCAGCGTTTTGGGGTGTTCGCGTTGCCGGTGATGTCGATCCAGAGGTTCTGGGCCAGCTGATCGGCAGCCGCCGGCGCCGCCGACTGAACGATGACCTTGCCCTTCCCGCCTGCCAGCGTGTTCGCCGCGTTCGCTGCGTTCTGTGCTTCCGTGACGTTCTGGTTGGTGGTCGTCAGGCTGCTGTTCAGACCGGTGATCGCCGTGCCTTGGCTGCTGAGGGTGCCCTCCGCGGTCGTGACTCGGGTCGTCAGGCTCTGGACAGCAGTGGACGACGCTTTGCCATCCAGCGAGGTTTGCAGTCCGGTGATCTGGTTCGCCTGCGCGGTGTTCACGCCCTCGATGCTGGTGATCTTGGTTTCAGCGGTGGTGACGCGCGCGGCCAGGCCGTTCGCTGTCTGCACTGCTTGGCCAACGTTCAGCCAGTACGTGGCGTTCGGCGGTGCAGTGTTTTTCGGGACGTTCTGGGTCGCCTGATAGATGATCCCGTCAGCGCCGAGCACACCCTGCCCGGCGGTGTAAGTCTGGTCGGCCTTGTACGGCATCGAGTCGGCCAGATCCGCAATCTGATCAATCTGGGCCTGAAGCTCGTTCTGCACTTCGGTCACGGTGTTGCTGACGTCGGTGATCTGGTCGCCCAGGTCGGTCCTTACCTGGTCAAGGCGTTCATTAACCGAACCCGGGCCGTCACCGCCGATCTTGCCGATCTCCGACAGCAACTCCTGACCCAGTTGGCTTTCGGTGATCTCGCCGACCAGATAATCGAGGATGTCATCAGCATTTGAGCTTGCCTGACCGTTTACGAAGCCGGGAGCGGTTGGGAACCATGGGCCGATGTTGCCGGTGCGGTCGACGAGGCGCGCCCAGAAGAAGAACGATTGCCCTGCTTTCAGGCCCTGCATGGTGTAGTCGGATTGCGGGTAGGCCAGATCGGCCAGTTTGATCGCACTATCCAGCTGCGGCGTTTGGCTGTACCAGAGTTCAGTACGCTGGGTGTCCTCGGCTCCGGCTGGAAACGTCCATTTCAGACCGATACCGAAGATCAGGCTTTCAGTGGTCAGCGAAGTGACCGCCGGCGGCAATCCTTCCTTACCGTTCAGTTGTGTCAGGTTCGACGAGCGCCAGGTCGACGAAATGTCATAGGCGCTGACGGCGCGTACACGGGCCAAATAGCCGCCCGAATAAATACCGGTGATGTCGACACTGGTGCTACCGGTGCGCTGTACCTTGATCCAGTTACCGTTGTCCTTCCGCCATTCGACGTCGTACCCGACCGCGCCGTTTACGGCAGGCCAGGTGATCGTCATCGTGGTGACGGCGATGCCCTGGTCAATCGCAGATGTTGCGGACAGCGTAACGCTGGCAGGGGCTGGAACGACAGTGATCGGGATAACGCTGATCGGCCGGTCTTCGAGTTTTGCGCCGGTGTCGATGTATGCGAACTTGCTCGGCTCGTACTGGAGCGCGGAAATCTCGTAGTCGCCCTCGGTCGTGCGCTTGGTGCTCAGCACCCGGTAAAGCGGGATCGCAAGATCGTCAGCGTCAAGCGCCCACTGAAGTTGTGGGGTCGGAGTTTCGCTGTAGGCCGTGGTCACGGTAACCGCGCGTCCAGCCACTGACTGTACAGTGCGCCCTTCCGCCTTGCCGCTCGGCAGGTTGATGATCAGACGATCTCCGGCCTTGGCTTGAGTGTCACGATCCAGTGTCACAACGCGGCCAGCTGCAGCGGAGATACGTCCGCCGATTTCTCGGCCCGCAAGCAACGAGTCCGCAACCGGAATGATGTAGCCAGGCAGCGGGATTGCACCTTCCATCCCGGTCTTGAACGTAACGGTGCGATCCTGGTTGTTGCTCATCACCGCCCACTTACCGCGGCGCTGCGCTTCCGACGCACGGGTGCAACCGATTGCGCTGATCTCGACCGGCTTGTCACCAAACCGACGCTGCAAAACCGAGTCGGCATAGGCCGTCACGTCGGTGTCGTAGTTGTTCGCTGGATTGTCGTAGCTGACTATCGCCCGGGTATAACGAGTCTGGGCGGAGGCGCTGCCATAGGAAAACTTGCCGTCGATGACATTGGCACGCGTGAAGACGTAGTCGAAGTCTTGCGCGCGAGGCATGTCGGCCTGCATCACAAGTTGGCCTTGCGCCCAGTAGGTCATCCCACGGTATATCGCCGAGATGTCGCGCAGCAGCGTCCAGGCCTCGGCCTTACCTTGCAGGTTCATATCGCAGAGAAAGCGCGGCTCTAGTCCGCCGATGCCATTCGGCACCAACTGATCACAGTACTGGGCGATTCGATAGAGCTCCCACTTGTCGACCATAAACGGCTTGATGCGCTTGCCCAGGCCGAAGCGGTCAACGGTGCAAATTCCAAACGTGACCCAAGCCGGGTTATTTGTCCACGCCTGCTTGAAAGTGCCATCCCACACGCCTGAATAGGTGCGCGCGACAGGATCATAGTTGCTCGGTACCTGCCACTTACGCGCCTTGCACCGTGCGGTTACGACCGGAATGTTTGTGAACTGCTCGGCGTCGAACTCGATGTAGAGGAGTGCCGTGTTCGGGTAACGCAGTTTCGCGTCGATAACTTCTGTGTAGCCGGCGACCAGCATGGCATCGGCGATCTTGTTGGTGTTCTGGTTTGGCGTGATGCGGCGGACGCGGATCTGCCAGCCGGTCATAGCCGCTGGTAAATCGATGCGGCGCGACCGCTCATAACGGGTGGTCGTCTTGCCGTCGACCGCCTCGTCAAGGACCTGCTGGTAGGCGCCGCCGTCCGTGGCAACATCGACCGCGTATTCGATCCGGTAGCCACCCACGTTCCCATTTTCATCCTGCTGCTGAAGCGCAGGCCACGCAAAACGCACGCGCACGGCTGAGAGCTGGGTATTGGTCAGCGAGCGCACCCAAGCCGTATCGCTGCGCAGCTCGACGTTGACAGTCGTTTCATTCTCGACCGATGGAATGCCTGGGATGTAGGACTGATCTACAGCCCCTGAGCGCCACTCCCATTTTACGTTCGGAAAATTAAGATTGCCGCTGGCATCTGCTATTGGTGTGCCGTCCAACTTAATGGTGGCATTGG